TCTCGGCCGCCACCGCTTCGCGGTAGGCGGTCATCACTTCTTCGTCGGTCGCCGCGGCAAGCGCGTCGGCCCGCTTGGCGCCGAAGGCTTTGGCCTTGCTAGCGCGGATATGGTCAAGCATCTGCTGACGCAGTTTCATGTCGCTCTCCAGGAGGGATTCGGTGAAACGGATGACTTGCCCGCCCGCGCCGGGCTCGATGATCAGGTCGACGCTGCTCACCTTCGTGAGCGACGTCGCCTCGCGGAGCTTGCCGACGCGTTTGGCTTTGCCATCCGCGTCGATCGACAAGCCGAACAGGTCCGTCATGCCACGCGCGACGGCTTCGCGAAGCTTCGCTGCGACATCGCTCGTTTCGAGCACGTCGAGCACGGCTTGGATATGCGCCGGCTGCTTGCCGGCGGCCTCGATGAAGCGCGGCTCGGTCAGCTTGCCGACCAGCTTGTGGAAGTCCTTGGCCTTCGGGTCGCCCCTGGAGTGTTCGTCGTCGTTCCTGACGAACACGCGCACGCCTTCGAATATCGGCGCGGCTTCGCGCAACACGGCGGCCGGGTAGGTCACGCCATTGAGCGACGTGCCGGCATTGATCACGCGGACCAGGTAGCGGGTGGGCTTGGAAGCATCGGCGGCGGCGAGGGCTTCGATGAAGACACCGGAGCCGTTCGCCGCCGCTTCTGCCACCCGCGCCCCCACAGGTGCGTAGTCGACGACGACCTCCGTCGCGGCGCCGAGCGCCACCACGTTGTCGTCGCCGATCGTGTACGGGTAGGAGTAGTAGCGCCCGCGCGAGCAGACGATCACGCGGTCGGGAAACACCGCGTCGATCATCCAGTAGAAGCCGCACAGGTCGGGCGAGTTGTCGCGCGTCGTGCGGACAGCGGCGTTGACCAGGTCGATGACCTGGCCGAGTTCCGACGCCGCTGCTTCACGCAGCTTCACGCCGGAGATCCCGGCCGCGGCAATGGCCGCGGCGATCGCTTTGAGTTTCACTTGCCGTCGCCCTTGGCGCCGACGATCTCCTTCCACACGTGCTTGGCGTCCTGCAGCACGCGATGGATGAACTTGCCGGCCTTACGTTCGGCCAGCACGATCACCTCGCCGATCGGCGTATAACCCTCTTCACCTGGCGCGGGCGTCGGCGCAGCGGCCTGGTCGACGGATTCGGTCGTGGCGCCATCGGCGCCTTTGGTTGCAGTATTGACTTTGGGAGACACGGCACGCTCCTAGCGAAAGGGATTTCGCTTGCGGAGCGGATGATGCGGAGAGCGCCCTGGGGAATTCTTTTAACGGGCGATAAAGAAAACCCCGCACTCGGCGGGGTATGAAATCAGCTTAGCACGAAGAGTGCGCAGCGCAATCGATGAGCTACGGTTCGGGCACGGCAACCATCATGCAGCCACAGTGAACCGTGTTCGATTCGCTTGCCAGGGGATCGTGCGGATAGCGCAACGTTTCTACCGATCCGTCTGAATCAAGAATCTCGAAAGCCTGAGACACAGGAATTGGATCGGCCCTGGTGAGAACCGCACAAAGCACATGTCCTGGATGATGTGGGCGACCGCTGTAAATCCAGCGCTTCTTCAGGCCTGGCCTGCGCGACATCTTCTTGAGCATCTGCTCGTAGTTTCGAGCCGCATATATTCGGCCGACGCGCAAATGCATGATCGACATTGCTTCATCGCGCGAGCAACGCAGTAGCTTCTCGACGTCGGTAATTGCGTCCGACATTGGTCGTGCGCCTTGCGCAACGCGCCGGGCCACGGCGTCGATTTTTCTGTTCGAGAGGAAACGTCGGATGACGGACGGCGCGCGCATCGCGCCATATTATTCGATGTGCGCCGCCTACGGCTCCGGGACGGCCACCATCATGCAGCCGCAGTTGATCGACTCGCCGGCGCTCAGATTCGGATCGCGCGGATAGCGTGCGTATTCGACCGCGCCGGTGCGGATGTCGACCAGCTCGAACGGCTGGTCGACCGGAATCGGGTTTGCCTTCGTCTCCTGGGCGCATAGCACATGGCCGGGGCGCGGGTGCGCCTTGCCGCTGTGAATCCAGCTCTTGCGCAGACCAGGTCGCCGCGCGAATTTGGCGAGCATCGTTTCGTACTGCGCCGCCGAGTACACGCGCCCGATCTCGGTATAGGCGATCGTCATCGCTCGGCTGCGCGGCGCGCCGCCGAGTATGTCCTGGATGTCGCTGATCGTGTCGGCCATCGATCGCACGCCGAGCAGCTGCTGCGTCAAAGCCGTGTTGATCTGGGCGATCGCCGCACGGGTAACGTCGGCGATCTTGTGCGTCATGAACTGCTCGATCGACACCAGCATGCGTTCGCTGATGCGCGGCGCGAGGCCCACGTCGCCCAGCTGCTCGCCGACGATCTCGATGCCTCCGGTCCACACCTCGCCGGCCGCGTCGCGCATCGCCTGGTCGGCGGCATTCTGGAATACGACCAGGACGCGCGAGATCTCCGCGCGCTGGCGCGCCAGGCGCCGCGCCGCGTCGGCACTTGTAATGCCCTGCAGGGATTCGTCGATCAGATCGCGCGCGATCTTCAGCTGCTTGAGGATTTCGAGCAGCAGCGCGCGCCGGATCGCCGGCAATGGCTGCGTGGCCATCGCCGGTTATGCCGCAGCGGCAGCCGCGGCCTTCTTCTTCGCCGGCGGGGGCGGTGGCAGCCGTTTCGTTTCGTTGACATCCAGGCCGTCGAGGTTGTCGCCACCCTTGGCGGCGAGCTCGGCTTCCGCATCCGCCAGCTCGGTCTTGACGTCGATCTCCACGCCCAGGCGAATCGCCATTGCCGCGATGATGCGCAGCGACGTCTCTCGCGTCAGCAAACCTTCTTGCATGGCGATCGCGCAGGCAGCGGTCACCTGCTGGATCGCGGCGGCGTAGCTGGTCGTGTCCTTCGCGGTCAGCTCCGGCCATTCGACCTTCAGCGATCCCAGGATCGCGGCCTGCTTGTCCGTCATCTCCTTGTCGAGCGCGCCCCATTTCGACCGGATAACGTAGTAGCCGATCGATTCGAGCATGTAGCCGATATACGCGCGGCGCATCAGCATTTTTTTCTCGGTCGGCTCGGTCATGCTGTCGCCGGTCGCACGGTTGACGTTTTCGGCGCCGCCGAACCAATGCTCCGGCAGCACGGCGCCGCCGAGCATCTGGTTGCGGAACAGCCGCGCGATGCGCTCCATGTCGTAGGCGTTGAGCTGTGGCGCAATGGCTTCCCATACCTCCGCATCGTTGTGCACCCGCGTTGCGCCGGATTTTGGCGAGGTGATCTTCCTCGCCTTCTCCTTCACCTCCTCGGGCGTCGCGCCTTTCAGCGTCACGTCCCACATGTAGGCGCGCATGCCGAGCGAGCGATCGACCTCCCCGAAGAGCAGCTGCTCGTAGGAGTCGAGCCAATCGATCTGCGCGAGCAGATCGCTGCGCCCGCGCGTCGCGCTGCTCAGTTCGTTCACGCGGAAATAAAAGCAGTTGCCGTCCGTCATCGATTCGCGGATGCCGCGCGCCGTTTCCGCGAACGCGGTCTCCGGTACGTTGACAATCACGCGGAACCGCTTCGACTTCCCCTTTTTGTCACGCCGCGTGACGATGCCGATCGGCTGCTCGCGGTTGTCCGGGTCGGTCACCACCGTCTCGATCAGCGACGGGTCGAGGTAGCCGATGCGCACGAAGCCGCTGGAGTCATCCTCGAAGGTCGGATAGCACTGCTCGCCAAACAGCGCGAGTTCGCGCACTCGCTTGGGCAGCTTCAGATCCCACGCATTGAGGCCATCCTTCCAGTGCGCATCGAGCGCCGCCTTTGCGTCGTCATCATCAACGCGCCAGGTCACGCCCTGGGCGAGCATGTACGCCAGCGGGATCTCAATGATGAAATTCGCCAGCAGGTTTGTCTCCCACTGGTAGTGCGCCAGGCGCTGCATCCGATCGTGCGTCATCGGCGACAGGTCGCGCTGGCCGTCGCCGGTCAAGCGACGCCAGCCGGCATCGTCATCCTCGATCGTCTGGCCGGCGGCTTCGCGCATAGGTACCGACGTCATGAGATCGACCGCCTTCTCCAACTCGGCCGCTCGGGCCAGCTCGGCTTTTGGGAGCCGGCCACTTGAGCTCGTTTTGGTGCGTTTCGATGCCTTCACGGTATTGCACTCCAGAAAACAGGGCTCAATTGCGGCAAATACCGCACAGGACTTTTCGCAAAATGAGACGAAAAGAAATTGCGGGCACTCATGGCGCTTCGGCCCTCGATCGCGCCACAGGCCCGCGCAGGCGGTCGGCCCCCGAACCGAACATCGAGGAGCGGCGACGGCCGCGCATCGCGTCCGGGATCGCGTCGGCCGGATCGGGATCTACCGTGGCGCCGGCGGAAGGCTGCAACTGCGACTCAGCGGCATGCAGCGCGAGCATATGCGCCCAAAACTCATCCGCGTGACCGGCTTCGTTTCGATCGGCGTCGAAGCGCGGGTTGCCGGCGATCGTCGTCACGCGCCGCACGGCATGATGGCTCTCGCGGATGTCGCGCGTCTGCGGAATGCGCACGCGCTTGTCCTCGAACATCTGCTTGCCGTGCGTGGCCAGGTGCTGCTTGACCTCGCCGGTGAACGTCACGCCCTCGACGCGGTACTCGCCCCAGCGGCGCTGCGCCTCCTCGACGATCGGCATGCCCAGACCCGTCTTGTCGATGCAGGCGCGGCGCACGTTGTACCAGGACATCAACTTGTCGAACGAGTCGAGCTGCTCGGCGAAACTCGTGCGCCGGAATGTGCGCACTTCGCGCGTGATCATCACGTCGCCGACAAGCTCGTCGACCCACTGCACGGACTTGTCGCCGGTGCGCGCCACGTCCCATCCCAGGAAGCACGTGTCGCCCTGGTAGTTCTCCGGCTTGCCGGCGTCGGCCGACTCGCACGCAACGATCAGTTCCCACGGCAACCAAGCCGATGCTTCGTCGATCGGGTTGCACATGTATTCCTGCTGCCAGGTGTCTTCATCGCCGCACGCTTCGCGCTCGGCTTCTAGCCACGCCTGGCGTTCGGCGAAAGTGAGCTTGCGGCCGAGGATGCGATCGGCCAGGCCGTCCATCACGGCATCGACGATCGTCGTGGTGTGCAAGCTCCATGTCGGCTTGCGTCCTTCCGCGATCGCCTTCTTCGCGTCGCTCACCATGCGGTAGTAGCGATTGCCCTTGCCGTTGTAGGTGCTGATGATGCGGACCGGGTAACCCCACGTGATGATCGGGCGCGCGGCTTTCCACATCGCTTCCTGGTCGGCATGGAAGGCGAACTCGTCGAGCACCAGCTTGCCGCCCTTCGAGCGGAATGCTTTCGGATTCGAGGACAGCGCGTTGATGCGCCGGCCGGTCGCGAACTGCACCGTCAGCGCCTTGATGTCGTCGTTCTTGCTGATCACCGTTTCGCCCAGGTCCTGCGCGGCGATGTTCAGGATGCGCGCCCACTGCGCTACATAGAGGATGTATTCCTTCGCCGCGCTCTCGTCGGCCGAAGAGAACCAGACATCGAGCGGCTTGTCCGCGCGCGCGGCGTCGAGCGTGTCCTCGTAGCTCTGCACGTAGGACATGCCGATGCGGCGCGACTTCTCGTCGATCTTGTAGCGCGCCTGGTCCTGCAGCCAGCGCACCTGATACGGCAGGAAGTAGGTGGAAAGAGACGTGCTCACCGGCGATTCCTGGCGCGAGCGCGCTTCCCGTTCTTGTTTTTAGAGCGTCGAATTTCGCGGCAGTTCTTGCGCCCTGAACATGGCGCATCGCGCGGAGACGAAACGCGCGGGCCGGCCAAGCGAGCGATGCGATCGTCTCGAACCTCGGCGAGCGGCACGCTGAAGGCAACAGCCGCCAACGCGATGGCGAGCGAATGGCTGCGCGGGTTCACAGCAGCCGCAGCTCGCGCTGAATTTCGTCGATCGACGCTTGCGACAAGCCGAGCCGGCTGCCGACCTCGCCGGTCTTCTCGGCCGCGGCCTCGGCAAACATCTTGCGGTCGCGCAGGCGACGCTCGCTGCTCTTCTTCGCGCTGTTCTCGATCGACTCGAGCGCCTTGGCGAACAGCATCAGATCCATCGCGCCGAGTTTCTTCGCCGGCTTGGCGCCCGGCTCGGGCTCCTGCAGCTGCTGCTCGGCGACCTGGTCGAGCGTCGTGAACGCGATGCCGGTGAGCATCTGCGACAGCAGTGTCGCCACATCGCCCTTCGAGTTCTCGCCCAGCTCCGTAACCCAGCGGCCCGCAACTTCCTGCGCTTCGCGATAGCGCTGCATCTGCTCGCGCGCGCTCTTCACGTACCGGCCGACCGCCGACTTCGACACATCGGCGTCGAGCTCGTTGAGCTTGTCCGTGATCTCGTGGATCGTCTTGCCTTCGCGGATCAGGCGATGGCAGATGTCCGCGAGCTCGCGCGGCAGCTTGGCAATGGTCGAGCGCGCGGCCATTACCAGTGCTTCGCCACATAGACGATCACGCCGACGACAATGGCGACGCCGACGATAGCCTTCAGCACGACCGAAATTACCATCGCGCGGAACGCGCGTTCGATATCGCTCATGGCCTCAATCCTCTATGAACTGGATGCCGGGGAAGTCCAGGTCTCCGGTCGTGATGTCG